TTTTAATAATTAAGAAATGACAAACCACGATAAAAAAATAATCATCAACACACTTGAAAATATTTGTATTAGCTTTGTGTGTTGTTTTAATAATAGTAACTTTATAACCCTCAAAAGGATTAGTTAAAAATGCGGATGGGTGTTGGTCTGAATATATATACCTACCATCAATAGTATATGCTTTTTCATTTGTTATAACAGGATAAGTAGTAACCCATAATGTTTCGGTTACATTAACCCACCCCTCTTGAATAGTCCAAATACTATCCCCTACTTTTACTTTGCTTAAATCTGATTTCATAATGTTTAGTTTAAAATTAATACTTCTGATAATTGTTTCTTTGGTTGGTCATTCTCAAACTCGAATAAACTTTGAATATCCATTATGTTAGGAATGTTATCGAGTTCACATAGGTATTCAACTACTACACAAAGACCTTTGAATTGATTTGATTTTGATTTTTCATTGTCTCCAACCATAGCTTTAGCAAATTTGTGTTCAATTTGAGCTAATTCAAATGCTGAATACCCAAACTTTAAAATACTGTATGGCATATCTACAAATTCGTTTTCTTTTAAAGGGTTGCTTACCATTGAATAAGTTTTAAAATTAGTACTGCGAATAGGCAAAAACCATTTATCACTATTATTGCAAATATTACCGACGGCACATTTTTTACAATCAGTCAACTGTAATTTCCCACTATGAAAAGCATTATATAACTTACTAACTGCATCAGTAAAGCGTTTAGGTAATTCTGTGTTTAATAAATTTTTCATCTCAATAAATCTTTAATGTTAGTTAATTTGTTTTTTAAATATGAGTTGTCGGTATGTGCGTGAGCTTCTAACAACTCGTTTACAATTGCAACAGCACGTCTTTTATTACCGTTGTTATACGATATAGCACTTTCTAAAGGTTCAACGTTTTCAGTTTCTTTGTAGTGTTCTAAACAATCCCATAAGTCTGTACTGTCGAAAAAATCCTCTGTGTTAGTTCTGTTTGCTGGGTGGTTAGGATTTCCTAATCCCGTAACCATATAATCATAATCCTCTGTCATAATCTTTTGCTATTTTAGTTAATATTTTTTGAACCATAACTTTAAACGTTGTGCGTTCTTTTACCGCTTTGATAGTTAGCGTTTCCACTATCTTATCGTCTAAGTCTATTAATTTTCTCATTTGTACTTGTTTTAAATTGTTATACAAATATATATCTTATATATGTAACTACCAAATGTTAAACGTTATTTATATTAATTCTAAATAATAATAGCTTGTATATTAAAAATAATTTGTACTTTTGGTTTATGATTACAGCTAAACTATTAATCGAAGCCGACGACCAACAGGAATATAGAATGTTTTATTTCGATGAAAACAGTTGTAATGGCATTTATGTAATAGACAGCGATACGATGGGTGTAATTATTAACGGTTCTGATTTCATTTTAGAATACAACGGAATAATTTTTGAACGTATTAAAAAGGTATTAGAACAAGGAAAGATATTTTTAAATTAATGTTAGAAGAGTTAGCAAAAAAAGATAGTTACTGGCGTAAAGTTGCGTATAACATTTGCAAGGATAGAATGATTGCTGACGATTTGGTACAGGAAATGTATCTTAAACTATATAATTCTGAAAAGATAATTAACGATTGGTATGTAGCTATCACAATAAAGAATATATTTATAGACAATTACAACAAAGATAAAACTTTAAAATCGTTAAGCGAGTTTGACGAACCCGTAGAAGCCGATTTCTTTGAGTTCAAACATAAAACTAAAGACGATAAGCACAGAGAGAAAACAGTTGGCAATTTAAAATGGTGGGAAAAAGATTTAATAACAATGACACACGATAAATCATTCCACGAAATAGGAAGAGAAACTAATTTAAACTATCAGTTCGTTAGAAGAACTTTAATCAAAGCAAAAGAAAATGGCAAGACCAAAAAGTAAAAAAATTATAGTTACATCGGGTGGATTAGGAAACGATGTAGAAAATGTTATTGAAGCAACAGGAATTAAAAAACTATTTCATATATTTGTGGAAGGAAAAGATTGTAATTGCGATGGTAGAAAGAAAAAGCTAAATGAATTATTCCCTTATAAATTTAAAGCACGATGTTTAACAGAGGAAGAGTATAATAGTTGGAAACAATTTAGAGAAGTAAGAACGCTTAAAATGAATTGGGAGCAAGTTGTTTATGTTTGTGATTTATATGCAGGTGTATTCAGTAGGCAAAAATGGCATCCTGATTGCATGAACTGTTCAGGAACTGTTAAGACATTAATTGGTATGATTGATAAGATTGATAAAGTATTTGATAGTTATGATAACGAATTGGCATAAGTATTGATACAGTAATAACTTAACCATAAATTAAAACAAAATGAAAACTAAATTATTTTTAATTGCATTAGCTTTCGGATTAATGTCAAGTACTTGCTCCGAAGAAGAAAGAACAACAGTACCAGAAGATTGTAATTGTGAAGTACAACACTATCTTTACGTTCCAAACGTAGGTCACGCAGGAGGGAACTATCAATTACAATATTCAGAGAGTATAGAATTTGATTGTATTAATAATCAAACAGGGGTTTACTATCCTGTTAGTAATATGAATTACAACTACGATAAAATAGTTTGTGAGTAATGGAATTAGAAAGTATAAACGGACTGAAAGCAGTTGAATTTGTATCAAGAGGCTTTGCGGAATGGTTGGCTGAAAATCATTATACATTATGTAATGTATCAAATAATATATATTATTGGAAAAGCGAAAGCGATAACAATATAGAGAGAACCACAAAGGAATTATACAATATGTTTCTTGATTAATCAAATATTGATTTGTATTGAATTATGGACGGAAGAAAAAACAACGGAGGCAATAGCACTAAATCTTTAGGAGTTGATAAGCGTAAAAATCAATACTTAGACTTATTAGAGAAAGCATCAACACCAGACGAGATTGTAAGTGTAATAGAAAAACTTAAAGAGATTGCAACGGTCAAAGGGGATGTTCAAGCTATTAAACTATTCTTAGAATACTACTTAGGTAAACCTAAAGAAACCATTGACCAAAACGTTAATCTTAATAACTTTGATATAAAAGAATTATTTAAGTTTGATAATAGTAAAGAATAAATACAAAGCATTAGGAAGTGATAGCAGATACTTTATTGTATCGGGTGGTAGAGGTAGCGGTAAATCATATTCCGTTAACCTCTTCTTACTTTTACTTACATACGAAAGCGGACATACAATATTATTTACGCGTTATACTTTAACATCAGCGCACATATCAATTATACCTGAGTTCATAGATAAGATAGAAACAGCACAACTACAAAACGATTTCTATATTACTAAAGATGAAATCATAAACTTAAAGACAGGTTCTAAAATTCTATTCAAAGGGATTAAAACAGGAAGTGGAACGCAAACAGCAAACCTAAAATCATTAGCAGGGGTTACAACGTGGGTACTCGATGAAGCTGAGGAGTTAATAGATGAGGATATATTCGATAAAATTGATTTATCAATACGACATCAAAAAATACAAAACAGAATTATATTAATACTTAACCCAGCAACAAAGGAGCATTTTATTTATAATAAATTCTTTGAGAGTAAGGGAGTTGAAGAGGGTAGCAATATAACTTCAGGCGATGTTACATACATTCATACAACCTATTTAGACAATAAAGAAAACCTTTCAGAAAGTTTTATCAATCAGATTGAACGGATGAAAGAAACTAATCCTAAAAAGTTTCAACACGTTGTACTTGGTGGTTGGTTAGATAAAGCGGATGGAGTTGTATTTACAAATTGGAAGTTCGGAGAGTTTAACCCCGATGAATTACAAACGTCTTTCGGTCAGGATTATGGCTATAGCATCGACCCAACAACCTTAACAGAGGTTGCAATCGATAAGAAGCAAAAGAAAATCTACGTTAAAGAATGTTATTACAAAACCAAACTGATTACTTCTGAAATAGCCGTATTGAATAGTCAATATGCTATGCGTAAATTAATCATTGGGGATAATTCAGAGGGTAGATTAATTGATGAGTTAAGACGTTTAGGGAATAATATAGTAAGATGTGACAAACCACCGATTGAGTTTGGCGTATCGTTAATGCAGGACTATGAATTGATTGTAGAACCTAACAGCGTTAACATAGCTAAAGAGTTAAACAATTACATTTACCTTGACAAAGGCAGTAAATTATATTTAGATGCTTACAACCACGCTATAGATGGAATACGTTATAATGTAGTTTATCATTTAGGTAGTTCGTTTAGTATTGACATTAGATAAGTAACAAAACCCACATTTTTAAGTTATAATTATTATGAAGCAAATAGTAAAACTTCCTGAAAACGCAAAAGACATAACGCTTTATCAGTATCAAAAGTTAGTTGAGTTGTTAGCCCGTGAGGATTTAGATAAGCACAATTTAGACAATAGAAAGTTACATCTATTTACGGGATTAAAGATAACGGATATTGATTTGCTTACTCAAAAGGACAGAGAAGAAATGCTAAACCAAATTGATATAGCTTTAAACGAGCCTTACCAATTTGAGCAAACATTTTATATTGATAATATTGAGTTTGGGTTTATTCCTAACTTTGACAAAGATAAAATTTCTTTTAAAGAATATAGCAACCTTACTCTTTATGGGGATAAAGAAGAAACGCTACATAATATAATGGCAATATTATTTCGCCCTATTGAAAAGAAAGATGCTTTTGGAAATTACTCAATAGTCCCTTATGAAGGAACTGAAGAATGGGCTGAGGTTATGAAGTTAACACCAATGAATGTTGTAAATGGTGCGCTGTTTTTTTTTGTGAATTTACGAAACGAATTGTTGAATTGTATCCTGAAATATACAGAGGAGGAACGAGCGAAGGCAGAACAGCGTCAGGATATTTTGAAAAATGGGGATG